ATGTGTGTTTACCACAAAACCAACGAAAGCACCAACAATCACGGATTTTAACGACGCCCAAAAGATTTTGCGTCCGCTAACAGACGGAAGAACAAAAGCGTCGCTGGAGACTACGGCGTTGACGAAACCACCGATAGCACCAGCTAAAACGCTTATCCAAGAAAAATCCCATTCGTAAATGCTTTCTATCATTGTTACCAGTTCCCCCTTTTCATCGTTTTTCTAGACCGCCATCCCCGTCAACGCTAAGCCACACTGGAACCTACCATACCGAGAACGTCTACTGCACCGAAGCTGAACGCCATTGTAATGGCATTCATAATGCCCTGTGTGCGGAAGTCTCTTTCTGTCACGATTTCAGGCTTCTGTCTCCAGAAGAACTTCAGAGAACCGATTTCAGGCGACGCAAAGATGAACCAGTCGTTGGTGTCGGTCAAATAAGGATTGACAACGACGTCTAAAGTGCCCTTAAACGGGTTAACGGTTCCCGCATTGGCTTGGAACGGCGAACCTGAAGCGGACGGATACGCCATGCTGCCTACCAGAACCTTTGCCCTCACTTCCAACTCAGGCGGAACCATCAAAACGGCAGGTTCAATCATAATCGGGTTGCCACGCCAATCAACAGCCCTGCGGAACAGTCTCAAGGCTTCAGCTAAAGAGAGGTCGTCTAAAGCAGCATTCAGTCGGTTGCTATAAGTTCCGCCCTCAAACGGATGGTCGGTCGCAAACAACGGCTTCCCGTCCACCCAAGTCGGATTAGTAGCATAAAAAGCAGTGGTCAACAGTTCAATGGTGTTCTGAGACGCCCTAACAGCAGTTCGCGTCAGGCGTCCGCTTACAACCTGATACTGGTCTCCACGCATCAGTCGCTTTGAAATCGCCCAAGCGTAACCGTAATCCTTATGCACAAACAACACTTTGTAACCGTTAGAAGCCGTTACAAACGGCAACTCTGCGCCGTCGCTGTCCCATTCAGGAAGCGAAGGCAAACCAACAATGTGCTGGTACTCCTCATACTCTTTGTCAGACGTGTCGATTTCATAAATGCGACCGTAAATGTTGGGCTTCTGAAACTCACGCATTAAGATTTCAGTAAGACCCACACGCAACAAGTTAAGCTGTCCGCTTGTTATCATAAATCTTCACCCCCTATTTTAGCGTTTCCGACCCTTCTGGGCTAACTCTTGGAAACGCTTTTTGCCGTACTTTTTTCTGCCAATCCACGCAGCTAAAGCCTCTGGGTCGTCTACGCCACGACGCCTGAGTTTGGCGGTTAGCTGCTTAAACCTTTCACCTGTGCCTAAAGGCGGTTGCTTTGCCATTATCAATATCACCCCCGCATGTAATTATTATACCTAACAATGACGATTTTTTCAACGTTTGGAGTAGCCGTCAGGCTACCCCAAACGGAAACCAAAACAACAACAAACAAACTACGAATACCAATACGGTTCGCTGATAAAGTTGTGGTCTAAAGCCAAAACGACCCAACCTAAGTCTCTCTGGTTGCCGACCAAACCGTTAACCAGTGTTGCCGACAAAAGAACGTCGTCTACATAAAACGGGTCTACACCAGTAACAGCCGTTAGCGAAGCCACTGGAACGATATAGTTGGTTCCACCAACGTTTACCTGTTTGCCGTGTATGTAAAGCCGTCTGCCTATTAAACTTTCTGTCGGCTGAACGATGTTATAATCGTTGTCTACGTAACGGAAACCTACATAAATAGGCTGTCTGCCACCTAAAAGATGAATGGTCAGTTTGCCGTGAATGCCACCGCTGTCGGGTTCGTTGATTTTCTCTGGGTAACTGCCGATAATGCCAAACGGCTTGTTGCTGTAGCTGAAACCACCCGCCGTTTCGGTAGGTCGCCAACCCGCACCGTTAGCCAAAAAGAGGGTATCAAAAGGCAGGTTCGTGTCGTCTCCACTTCGTTTGCGCATACGAACGAAACAGCCTCTGTATTTTCCAATACCCGTTACGATGTTGAAGTCGTCTACGTTAACGGTTTCGCCTATTCCTGTCAATACACGGGGTGCTACTTGTTCAATGTTGAGAAATGACATACTCATCACACCTCCGCTATTACGCTAACTCTGCCCATTTGCTACGAACAATGCGCACAATCAAACGCCTGTCCCGCGTAATACCAACCACATACCCGCTTGTTTCGCTTCCACCTACCGTTCCGCCAACATGCACCCAATAGTTGGTTCCACCAACGGTAACGGAAACGTTTCTGTAATAAATACCAACGGGTCTACCGATATTGGAAGCAACAGCTTGGGTGTAATCAATCTCTCCAGTGGTTTTGTTAATCGGAAAAACAACGATTTCCCTGTGCGGAACGCAAACGGCAACAGAAACCCGCTTCACATGTGCCTGACCTGCATAATCGGGAAGCCCCGTCGCTACGGGGTCGTTGGCTTCCTCTGCGCCGTTCAGCGAAACACCGTAAAGGTTGTTCACGTTACTTAACACGTCGGTAGTGGGTCGGGTTGCACCTGTGCCGAAAACGGGTGCTACTCCGCCGTTCGTGGCGTCTAACCTGAACAGCATTCCCGCCCTCAGTGCGCCTTCGGGAAACGTTCCAAGACTAAGCGTCATGCGTCTCACTTCAGAAAAATCCGCAGGATACACAGACATCTCTTTTCACCCCCTTACTTTGCTAAAGGATTTTCGGCGAAGTAGAAGGTGCGTCGGTTAGGCTGATGTTCAGCACCTTCTCTCTTCATGTCCTCTTCAGCTTCTTCTATTTTTTGGTTAGCCAATCGCTTATATTGTCGCCGTTTGGCTTCTAACTCTTTGTCAGAGAACTCCTTCGGTCGTTTCATGAGAATTAAATTGCCGTAAACTACAGTGCCGTCGGGTCTTCGTTCTCCGCCGTAAGTCGGTATTTCGGCGTCTGAACCGACACGAACGGCTTCGTAACCACGCATTTTCAGCCTGCTAATGCTTCCAGTGTAATCGTTGGCGTCTCCCCAATAGTAACTCCAGCCGTCGTCTGGGTCTTTGGGGTTCAATGGGCTTTTCCCGATTAAATCAAAAAGGGTCTGTTCGTTTGCTTCCACAGTAGAAACCGAAGAAGAAACGTTGCTGGTCTCTGGTTCCACTGCAGGGCTTTCTTCAATAGCAACGGCTGTCGTTTCGGCTGTCGTGTTAGTCTTCTTCATAACTCACTCTACCCCCCTTCGCAAACTCTTTGACAAGTCGCTTTTTCAAACTGTTAGGGTCTAACTTGAGTTTGTTCGCTAAACCCTCAATTTCGGCAGAAGAGTAAGGCAACGGCACAAAGTTGCTTTCTCTGCGTCGTTCGCCTACGATGCTTTCCATCACTTCGGTAAGCACAGAACGCTTCTCCGCTTCGGCTTTCATACCCTTCAACGCCCACATCAGCATCTCTACGGTTTCGCGTTTGCGCAGTTCGGTAGGAAGCCTTTCCGCAATCTTCATAGCGTCGTCCTGAACGGACTTGAGAGAAGGGTTTTCCCTCACAATGCTTTCCACTAAACCCGTCTGCGGAATGTTCGCCAAAGCCTCTCTGATTTTTCGGTCAACTTCCTTTAAAACAACATTCAATAGGTCGTTGACCGTAGCGTTTTCGTCAAGTTCAAGCTTGGTCTCTTCTTGTGGTTTGGCTTCGGGTTCCACAGAGGCTTCGGACATCTTCTGCGTCAACTCACGGTATTTTTCTTCTTCTTTCTTGGCTTCTTCTACCGACTGCTGAACCAACTCCGCAATGATGTCCTCGTATGTTTTTCCTGCGACTTCGTCAGCGTCTGCCTCTTCTTTTTCGTTCTTTGGCTTCTGTTCGGCGTTGTCTTCTTCAGACGCTTCGCTTATTCCAAGAAGCTGTTTAAACCTGTCCAGCATTAGTCATACCCCCTTGTAAAGTTTGGATTAGCCTTTGTATATTTATCGGGGACTGTTCTTCTGGTTTCTCCCCGATGATTAACCGATAATCTACATCAAACGCCGTTAGTATCTGTCTCAGCAGATACCATTGCGCTTGACGGTTCTCTGCAAACAAAGGTTCCTGCGCTAACAGGTTTCTTAACAAAATCCACTTCTGTATCTCCATCTGCCTGTTGGTCAGCACCGTATTGAAATTATACACAAACCTGTGAAGAATGTCAAGAGGTTCTATCAACTGTAACGGATTTGGCTTGGGGTAGCAAATCTGTGCGATTTCCTCTTCGTCTCCCATCAACTGAAGAAGCAACAACTCATGCTGAATTAACCTGCGTATCCATTGCGCTACAAACACAATGAACCTTCTGAAACGCACACTGCCTTCCGCCATCGCGACCTCCACTTCGTAAGCGGTGTTGTCGCCTCTCACGGAAGGCACTCCACTCATCAGTTCGTTGACGCCACTCACCAGCTTGGCTAACTCCCACAAAAAGTTTTCGTCGCGGTCGCTGGTTACCAGTTCCTGAACAGGCAAAGGCGTTACGTCGTCTGGGCTGTCCACAACGATTTTCTTACCAGCAGTCCAGTTTTCTTTGTCTCTCAGCGCAGGCGACGTGGAAACAACACGATAGATAGGCATCAGCCTAAAGGTGTTGGCATCTACTTTCTGGTTGTGATACACCGTCAGTTCTTCTTCTATCGGCGAAAGTAAAGCACCTAAGCCCCCGCTACCAAAGGGGAACAAACGCAATAAGAACAACGGTGCGCCGTCAAAAGGCAAAACGGATTTTTCATCAGTAAGAAACAAATCGGCGTCAGGAAGGTAAACCACATGCCGATAACCCAACTCTTCGTCAGGAATGTAAAACTCAGCCACCTTCGTCAAAGCCTCCGCTTCGCCTGCGAACATGCTGACAGGTAACATCTCCTCTACAGACGTTGGCAAAAAGAACGGCGTCTCTTGGGTCTCAGGAACACTCTTTATGTCAACATCAAAGTTCTCTGCAACGGTTTTCTTTTTCACGTAATGAACCCAAAAAACACCGCGTTTCTCTGGGCTGTCCTGTAACGGCGAAAAGAAATAAACGTTCTCCAAAGGAAGCCATTCCCAAAACGGACGTTTTCGCTTTTTCTTTTTAGCCCAACGTTCTTCATAGATTTCAATGCCCAACCTCAAAACGCCTTCACCAAGCAACAAAGCGTCGCTTAAAGCCGAATAACAAGCCTCTGGGTAAACGTAATGATTGATTATCTTACCCAAACCCTCCGCTAAGTCGGCGTCGTCTAAGGACTTGGGAACAACACGAACGAAATCCTGCGTTCCGAAAAGGGAAAGAAACAGCCTCTCCAAAATGACGTCCAAAATCCAACGAGTTAACGGAAGCTGAAGGTTGCTTCCACCTTCTACAGCAGGTTCGCGTTGGAACCTTTCCGCATACGCCTGTTTTCGGTATTGGCGTATAAGGTCGTTCCGTTGCGAATACGCCATGACGTAGTTCTGATACAAATCCACAATCTCTTTACGTTCCATTGACACCACCACCACTCAAATAGCCAAGCGTTCTCAAACGGTTTTCAAACTCTTTGCGTATAGGCGGACACTCCGTTGGGTTTAACTGCTTGTGTAAAAAGAAAGCAGGGTTTCTTAGCCTAACAGAAAGAAAACCAAACAGACGCAACACGGCTTCCTCTAACAACGGCGCAGACTGTAGCTGTTCTGCGTCCGCCAACATCACAACGCCAATGCTGTTAGAGTTGTAACCTTTGGCGTGAGACCCTACTTCGTTTAAAGGACGCAACAACCAATACCTACCCAACAGGTCAACGCCGATGTGATAACCAATGTCCTTCCATCCGCGTTGCTTGTGGCTTTGACGAATGGCTTCTATCTGCTTCTTCACCTCTTCTGCTGTTTTCTTTCCAGCCACTGCCGAATAGTGTAACACCACAGCAGTGATTTTTCGCGTTATCTGCTGTCCTTTGAATAAATCTTCGGGTTTCAAAAACATGATTATCACCTCTTTCTTAAATACGGGTTGCCTTTGTTTCCAGTGCGCCGTTCTAAAATAGCGTCCATGATTTTTGTTATACCCGAAGGCGAACCGATAAAGTCGTTTTCTTCGTCCCCAAAATCGTCAAAATCAATCATGCGTAAATAATACACTACGTATCTAAAAGCGTCGCACACGTCTTTGTGTTCGTCTTCTGTCATTGATTTAACGCTGTTTCTATAGTAAAAGTGCTTCAGTGCTTCTATTAGCCGTGTGCATTGTTGGCTGATGTATATTCTGTCGCGTCTGAACAGTTCGTTGATAACCGCTATGCTGTCCTCTCGTTTCGTGGAAGGAATAAGCCTAAGCGGGTTGGTTGCGTTCACTACACGTATCATGGGCTGTCCGTTGGTGTCAACGGCTTTCAGCTGTGCGTCATAAATAACCCGCATCCGCGTCGGCGGAATACCTGCATCCAAACACCACGAAACGATTTCTTCGCCAAGTCCGCCCAAAGGAACGCCTTTCATCACAAACTCGTCAAGAACGTAAATGACGTCGTCCAGTTTACAAGCATACACCAATGCGCTGTTGTGTCGCCAACCCCAGTCTAAACCGACAGCCCACAAAACGTTCGGCGGTGGAAAAGCGGTGATGTCTACAATGTGTCGTGTTTCGTCAAACCCGCTGTAAACACGCCTAGACTGATTAAGCATTTTGCCGTATAACCGAATGTCTTTTTCCTGTTCGGTAACCACTTTTTCAAGGTCGGCAACGACGTCTTTGTCAATGTATTTGTTTTCATACACAGAAACCTGCTGAACGAAATAGTTAGGGTCTTCTTTGCTTCGTTCTAACAGTTCGTAAAGCCAAGTGATGCCGTCTAACGGCGTTGCTGAAACCAACATTTTTCCGTTAGTGTCCAGCAGACGGAACCGCATCGCCCTAAACTGGTCTTCGGGACACTCTTCGTCAATCCAAACCCCATGTAGCGAAGCACCCTCTAGTTCGCGGATGCTGTGCCTTTGCGTGGTGAACGTTACAATAGAACCGTTCTTCAGCCTGAGATAATTATATCGCTGGTTGTAAGCACTGCGCCAAGTGTTGCCCCATAAACAGGACGTCGGCAAAT